TAATTTTTTACCAATAACTTTTCTTAAATCATCAGCCTCTGCGGAAGTAAATCCTGCCAATTCTCTAGCAACTCCTAAAACATCTTCTTGATATAGCATGATGCCTAAAGATGGTGCTAATACCTTAGCTAATTTTGGATGCTCATATTTAATTTGACTATGACCATGTTTACGGTCAATATATTCCTTATCCATTCCAGATCCCATCGGACCTGGTCTATACAATGAAATTAATGCCATGATGTCTTCTACGTTACGTGGTTGAAGCTGCATCATCAATTGTCTCATGCCCGATGATTCAAGTTGAAAGACTCCGGCGCAGTTGCCTTTGCAGAGTTCATCGTAAGTTTTTGCGTCGTCAAGCGGAATTTTATCAACATCAATAAGTTCGCCTTTACGCTTATGGACCAACTTGATGCAGGAATCAATAACTCCAAGGTTTCTTAGACCAAGAAAGTCAATCTTCAAAAGGCCACACTGCTCAACCCTACCCATATCCCATTGTGTAATAATTGGATTATCTACACCCTTTCGCATGATGGGGAGATATTCGGTTAGTGCATCTCTAGATATGACTATACCAGCAGCATGTATGCCAGTCTGTCTCACCAGGCCCTCTAGACCGAATGCTGTGTCTACAATAGTCTTAGCGTCTGAGTCTTTATCATATAGCTGCTTAAATTCTTCAACCTCCATGCACTCTGAAAGGTTTTTTGAGATACCTAATACTGGCGGAGGAACAAGTTTGGCCACTACGTCTCCTCCAGCAAAATCATAACCTAGGGCTCTGGCGGCGTCTCGAATAGATTGTCTGGCACCCGTCTTATTGAACGTACAGATATGGGCAACGTGGTCAGATCCATATTTAGTTCTGGCATAGTTGATTACTTCATCACGATATCTATCATCAAAGTCAAGGTCAATGTCAGGCATTGATTTTCTACCTTCAACAAGAAATCGTTCAAACATTAATCCGAATTTAATTGGATCTAGATTTGTAATTTTAAATGCGTAAGAGAGAATGCTGCCTGCTGCGGAACCTCTTCCCCAACCAACTCTGACATTATTATTCTTAGCCCAATTTACTAGATCCGATACGACTAAGAAATACTCAGTAAATCCCATTTCTTTTACGACACGTATTTCGTGATTAGCTCTATCCACTATATGAGGAGGTAGAGGGTCACCATATCTTTCCTTCAAGCCGCTCCAAGCTAACCTATCAAAGTAGTCCATGGGTGCTTCTAGAGTTGGAATAGGGAAGTCTGGGAAGTGAATGTCACCAAAAGAAAGATTTAGATCAATCATGTCACAAACATCCATGCTATTTTTTAACCAGTCTGGATTAAATTTAGATGACATTTCATCATACGATTGAAGATAAAACTCTTCTCCAGTAAATGAAAATCTATTTGGAGTGTGTATATTTGCGTTAGTTGCTACGCATAACATAATGTCATGGGATCTCGCATCACTCTTGTGGACATAATGGCAATCGCCACTTGGGACCACTTTTGCGCCGATAGTTTCTGCTATTTGCACTAGTTGATTAAATACTTTTTTCTGTTCTCCAAGACCATGATCTTGAACTTCAATAAAGTAGTTTTCCTTGCCAACAATATCTTGCATTTTTTTTGCTGATGCAAGAGCAAAAGCATAATCATCTCTCAGCAATGCTTGGCAAACTTCACTGTTTAAACAGCCAGAGAGAACAATAATTCCTTCGGAATGTTCTGCTATTAAATCATGATCAATGCGTGGCTTTACGTAATAACCTTCTAGGAAAGATCTAGAAGATATTTTAATAATATTATTATAACCAACTTTGTTTTTGGCTAGAATAGTTATATGGTAAGGGCCTCTTTGCTCCCATTCATTTTGTGATGGTCCTGATCTTTCTTCGGGATCTCTATCAAATCTAGTTTTTCTAGCTTGATAGAATTCTGAACCAAGAATTGGCTTAACCCCAATAGAAGTTCCAGCGTCATAGAAGTCTAACCATGAATGTATGTTTCCATGATCGGTAGTAGCTAAGCCTCTCATTCCTAAGGACTTAGCTCTAGTTAAGTACTGCTCTATGTCACCGTGACCGTCTAACATTGAAAAGACTGTATGGTTATGGAGGTTAGTCCAATTCTTCATTAAATTCCTCTACTCTTGTCTGAACCTTCTAAAGAGCTATCTCTTACTTCGCGATATGTAATAATTACCACTCCACCGCAATACTTGCACGGTACTGGCTTACCTTCTTGAGCGAAGGGACTATTGTACATATATCTTTCGGGCTGATCTGATTTACATTCAGAGCAGACGCCAATAACATCATCTGTATTTTCTATCTCAGGCATGTTCACCTCCTTTATCCATTAGTTTATAAGCAAAACGCACTGGAGATGGAGAAGACTGCTCTTGTGTTTCAACATACTTGTCCCCTATCTTTACCCATTTATTTTTTTTCTCTAGCGAACATTCTCCACATCCAACACCCGCAGAATTAGCTCTTTCGCATGTGTATGGTCTTCCGCCGATTCCCAATTCTCTTCTTTTTATCCAATCGTTTACATGACTATTAGTTTTTTCAACATTATAGTCTGAACAATTACTTAAGATACCATGAAGAAATTTTATTGATTCTTCATTATAAGTTAAAATTGAACATAGGAATAGTCTTGCCTCATGTTCTAGATATTTTTTTTCAATAGCTTGTTGTTGGAGTCTAGCTATTGATGTACAGCTTTTTAGTAATTTGTCAGGAGTAAATTCTTTTTCTTTAACATCCACTTGTTTAAATGCAGTTGATCCATACTTATTGAAATAGCCCATAAAATCTTTTGATTTTTCTTTTTCTATTTCCATATTATAGGTAAATTCTCTAAACCATTCATTGGCCTTGGCATTGAAGTTCTGTTCTGATACTCCATTGGAAGAGGGCACTGTACAATAATCAGTTATTCTATCCATACCCTGAGAGAGAGTATCTTCTGGTATTAAATTTTTATATAGATTTGTATCTTGATGCTTACTGCCTTCTAGGCGCCACATTCTTCTAGCATCATACACACTGAAATCTAGTGATTCTAACTTGAGTTTATCTTTTAGAGTTGAAGCTATGAATCTAAAAATATTAGGAAGATTATTGGATGGATTAATGCCTAGAGTAATGGCTTCACATTCTATATGAAAGCCTTTTTTACCAGTAAAATATACCAGTACAGCAGACTTTGGAATATAATTAATAAGATAATTATATAACTTCATGCAATCAATATATGATTCATGTGGATCTTTGTTGTCTATATCAAAATATAATGATCCTAATCTAATAGCTTTATCTAGATCAGTGGAATTATAATGCCAGATAGAAGTATAGAGGCCAATATTTCCATTCTGTTGACGAAAAAATTCTTTATCCTTTGCTTCTATAAATAGAGTATTGTCTCCGTCTTTTTGACGGATAACTCTACCCAAGCTTTGCACATACTTTGCTGTCTCTAGGTATTTCCAAGATGACAAAAATTTATCTGGATCATTTGGGATTATCATAGTATCTTTGCCTTAGACTCTTTATCGGAAATACTGGCGATTACAATACGATTTTCTTTTTTCAAATTAAATGAATTATTTCTATAGTAGACTGATTCTTTAATTATGTCTTCTAGTATAGAAATAATATAAATTCTCTTTGATATTCTGCTATTCATTTGTCCATCTGTCATTAATCAATTGACTATCCTCGATTATAACATGCACTTTACTAGCTATATTGTCAGCTAAATGCACAATATAATCCATATAAGTTATCGGATATGTTTCTGGAACTGGTGACCATGGACCCAAATGACATCTCACTAGTCTCAAGATGCTTTGCACATTTTCTTCAGAAATAAACAACGTAGATGAATGACTGTCATTGGCATATTCCTTGTCATATCGAATGCAGTCTGATACAAATTTATTAACAGTGTAGGGGTGCATTGGATCATACTGAAACATCCCGACTTCTTCAGATGGAATACCCTTAGTAATATCATGTAGCAGGCATGCTGCAATTATAAGATCTCTTTCCTCTATGCTTAATGCATAGGAGTCTGATATCACTTCTGCAACTCTAACAACTCTTTTAGTATGTAGCACATTCCCACCAGGGCCATGTTCATCCGGTGGATGATATCTCCCGGAAAAACTAGATGGTATTTCCCAAAATGTACTAGCTTTTAGCAAAAGTGATCTGACAAATGATTTGATTCCTTCATCATCTATCTGTCCAATTTCTCCTAATAAGGGAGCCAAGTATTCATCTTCTTGAGTAATTTGATTACTTGTATCTTCTTTCAGAATATCATCTAAAATACTCTTACCCATTATTTCCATCCAATCCATTTAGAACATGCGTCATCGTGCGGACACTTTTTGCAGTAAGCTGTTAATCCTCTTCTTGGGACAAAAGTTTCCTTATGACACATTGTATCACACCAGTATTCCAAAGAGTCAATGTCTTCTGTACTAATTTCATATTCTATAAAATCTAAACTATTTGACATTAGATCAATATAACCAAAGTTAGTTTCATTAACTCGACTTGGATGACGAAGTTTAAATCCCATATACATAGCAGAGAAATCAACTTGATACATGTGTCTATGATTAGTCTTATAATTAAAAAGAAGTTTTGTTACATAATTTTTATTATCTTTTCTAATTATTAAATCAAATTTGTCTACTATCTTAATTTCTTTGTTGATAATTGCTATATACTCTTCGGATATAGCTAGAGGAATCATATCTACGTCTGAATAAGTTTCGTGAAATGTAAGTAGTATGCTTGCTGCCTTTGTGGTCAAGCTAGCCATATTTCCATACATGCTCTCGTGTTGTTCGGTAGCTATATCGTAATGATCTACATTCTTTGGGAACCATAATTTTTCCCACCTATTTAACAGCGAGGCATAAGACGGACTAATGCCTGCTTGTTTTTTGAACCAAAAGAAATAAATAATATTCTTAATAGTTGATTCAAATTTAGCAGTATAAATATCTCTTGAATATACTTTTTCAGGAAGTTTATCACGATATCTAAAATCGTATAATCTTTCACAAGTTTGAAAATCTTTAATTGCTTCTACGTTTAATTCTAGCATTAGTCAAAACCTTCTCCACTTAATAGTTCTTGAAGATCTGTTGACTCTGAGTATGATTGATCACTAATGACTTCATAATCTTCATAGATTTTTTTTGCATCGTTATATCTCACTAAAGGTGGATCATACATAAATGCAGAACCAGTAATTCTGTTCTTAGGTATTTGAAGCTGCATTATATTTTCATCTTCTGTTTCATCATTTGAAGCCAAACGTTTTTCTGTGATGAAAATTGTAACTGCGCACTTTTGCTGGATGGCCAAAGATCCACCTGTATCTGACTGCTGAACAACTTCTCTTTTTTCTTTCATTCTGTTTGAGTTTTCTTGAGCTGTGATGATCATGGCGCAGTTCATATCTCTAGCAAGCTTTTCTAATCTAACCATCATTTCTTCAAACTCGCCCCATCTTGGCTTACCTTTGCCACTGCCACGAGTAAACATAGATTGGATAGTGTCAATGATAACTACGTCTGGCATGTCTCCAGTATGACCTATCAAATCTCTTAACCAAAATTCAAGATCTTCAAAATATGGAGTTTCAGGATCATGGCGGACCATCAATCTATCCCCCCACTCTTCAAGTTTTGATTTAAATTTAGCCAAATAAAACTGTTTCTTTTCTTCGCTCCATTTATGAGCTTCTGAATAAACATTTTCACCAATGATTTGGGTCATAAGAATTCTCTCCCAGTGACCTAAGGCTTCTTCAAAGTTTACATATAAAACTCTATAGCCAGTATCCAGCCAATTATTAGCTAGGCACTTAGCAAAGGTACTCTTACCCTTGCCAGAGGGGGCAATAATTGCGTGTACAGCGCCCTTAAAGAATCCACCCTCATCTGTGTACCCCATAGCCCTATTGAGGGCTTTAAATTGCGTTGGCACAAAATCAGGTATGTCCAGCAAACGATCAGCTCTATTTAGAATGTCATTAGCTGTAGTCAATTTACTAAAGGGGTCGTACTTAATTTGATTTTCAAGATCCTTAATTAAGGATGTCAAATCATTAATTCGATTAATATCTTCTTGTGATTTCAAACCTTTTTTGTTAATAAGTATTTGAAGTTCTTGAAGATTAAGAATTTGTTTACGCTTATTTGCTTTATGCTTTATTAATTCAACAACTGATTCTTTTGTAGAAGAATCCAGACTAAGAATATAATCTATCATTATACCTACGCCGGAAGAACCGCCAAGTGCGTCATAGATATCTGTCTCGCTAGACAGCCATGACTTAAAAGCTATTGGATCAACTATGTCTAAATTAGTTGCTCGATAAAAACCAAGGAGCGCACCATAAAATTCATGGATTCCTTTTTCCCCATGAATCATACCAACTATATCTTGTGAAAGATTCTCGTCAAAATAGGATATCGCACCTTGCTCTTTCAAGCAGAGTGCGAATGCCTGGTATTCTAGTGGAGTTTCTTGTGATTCTTCTATATCTTCAAGTGCCATTAATTTTTAGAGCCTTTTAGTTTGCGGTAAAGATTCTTTTTATACTCTGAATTTTTCTTTTTCATTTCTTGATAATAATTAGAAGTTGTAATACTTGCTTTATTATTATCTTTCTTGCTATCTGGACTATTTCTAATAGCTTCCAGCATCCTATTATACACGCTGCTCTCAGTTAAAGAGTCATTATAGCGGAAAACAATTAACGCAATTCCATTATCCTTGCACCACTGTGCCTTAATGATATCTCTTCTTTGCGCTTCTTCAAATTCATATTTTGATTCAAAAAATCTAGATGTATAAAAGAAGTGTTGACGGCCATGATATTCAGCAGCTATTCCATACGAGGGGCAATAGACATCTAGTCGAAGTTTCTCGCCAATATGAAATTCATTAACTACGTCTTCTCCTGGCAAAAGTTTCTTCATTATCATTGTCAGAGCAGTTTGACCACGTGACATTTTCTTCTTAGAATCTTTTAACCAATTTAATCCAAGATAATTAATCTTTTTATTTATCTCAGATATTGGAACGTCAAGTTCTTTTGCTATTTGATTTATTGAATAATTAGTATCAAATAAAAGATCTATTAAGAATTCAATATCATCATCTTGTATTTTTTTATAATTATCTTTCATTAGTACTGTTATGAAATGCAGCCTTGCTCAATGACAAAGTTTTACCAGTATCAATTATGGACATGTTTAAATTATCCCACATCTTATTCATCAAAGCTAAACCAAAAACACCACAATCCAAAAGGCAGTAATCTACTTCCTTTTCCATTTCGGCTAATTGAGCGTAAACGCTATCTAGCTTTTCATGGTAATTATTGTAGGGAATATTTATGATATGAGTATCAAATCCAAAGTGGCGTTGAGCTAGTTTCTTATCATGAAGTGTAACAATAACTTTTGGAGTATTTCTAATATAGAAATCAATTACTGAATTATATGCATCTTTGTTATTTAGATAAAAGTATTCGAATACGTTTGAGTAGTAATACTCAAAGTTTTTGTTCAATCCAATTTTAAAGTGTCTTCCATTTTCAATGTCAGAAACTAGGGTGTGCGAAATTGCTTTCATGATTCTCTTATCATTGTTCTTTAATGAAGAGATAATATTCTTAGCAAAATTAGCTGGAAACGGATTCTCACTGTTCTTACTTAAGGCAACTATGGAAGACTTAGGAACATTAATGTAACTAAACTTTTCTTTTTTACCCATTGCCGAAGTAAGATTTCTAAGTGAATCTGTTGGATTAAGAAATGTCATTTTATCTCCTATTAAATTCCAAATGATCCCCAGTTTATTAGAACTGGTTTTTCATCTATGATTGAATTGATATGGTCTAATTGATGGAAAGCTCCACCGTCTAATTGTGAATATCGCTGATGCTTAGAGATCTTATCTTCATCTCTAATGTAGCCTAAATGTTGCATTATGAGCTTAGAGTCTACCCAATAGTTTTTTCTAGCAATCATGTCTGCTACATATGTAGGTTCAGATCCGCAGGCTAGTTGCCTATTTTTGAATCCACCATTTTCCACATACCTAAATATTCTAGTACTATTATTTGGTGTCCATAATTTGTCAACTCTATATTGAGTTTCGTTCCACATATGATAGAAGCGCACATTAACTACATCAAAAGGAGATGTATTCAAAACGTCCCTAATTGACGCGTCATCCGAGTGATAAAGTTTTTCATCGCAGTCAATAGCTACGACCCAATCTCCAACACTGGCAAACTTTTCTAAATTGCCCCACGCAAATGCTCTCAATTTTCCTTCATGAACATTAAATAATTGTTCAGGGGTTTGAAAAACTTCAGCGTATTTTGCTGCTATTTCAGCAGTATCATCCGTAGAGCAGTCGTCTGTGAATATTATCTTATCAACTTGAGTTGATAATCTTTGTAGTACATCTTCTAGAAATCTAGAAGATTCATTTCTACCAATCATTTGTGCAATGATCATTTTTTTTCCTTACCTTTAAATGAAATCGAGGGGGTTTTACCCCCCTCAATCTCTGTCCAATAATTACTTAGAGACTTTATTGACGAAGGTCAGTCGACCATCTGTTCACGAGCCTCAGCAGCCGAGATTCGCTCAGTGTCTACTTCTCTGTAGAGCATCTCACCAAGAGTTGAGCGACGATTGCTTGAGCTTGTTGCAATCTTCTCTGCGTCTGCTTTATTGTTAGCCTTCACGAGCGAAGTTGTAGTCACTGTGAAATACTTGAACTTGTTATCTGACATTGGTATTACCTTTCATTAATTTGATGGATAATTGGTTGCGATATATTCTATCGCATCTTGCATTGTTGATGCAAGTTTTGTTGCCATATACTTTAGGTAAACTCTATTCTTATTAGAGTCACAGCAAAAGACTACTGCTGGCTGATTATTAAACTTAGCCCAAGCTAACTCAAAATCAGTACCTATATATGCGCGATCTTGTAACATATATTCTACCAGAATAATATCTGCTCTGCGTTGCATGAACAAATTTTTCTCAACAATTTCTTCTGGCGTTTCATAGCCTTCACCAACAATAGTAGTTGGATCTAACACATCATATCCAGCAAGGTGCAATCCTCTAGTTGCTGATTTGCGCCAAAAACGACCATAATCTTCAACTCCTTCGATTGCTCCTGAAAGAAATACTTTAAGCGGCATATGATACTCCTGGCCAATAATATTCTAAATCATTTGGTTCATCAAAATATTGTGAATAATATCCAAAATCTTTACGAAGAAGATTTGATCTATGTGATCTATGGAATTCCTCAATGCCAAACCACGCTGGCATTACTACTGAATCAAGATTCACTTCTTCATATCTCATGTTATTTTTATATCCTCTACTTACCCATTCGTAAATAGTTATATTTTGATACAACTTTAAAGCAGACTCATAGCCAGTCCACATCAGTGTTACTGGATGATTTCTCCAGCCTTTTGTTGGTGTTCTTTCTAAGAGTATATTGAGAACTTGAAATGTCTCAACGCGCTGTTTTCCAAGACGACGATAATCTAATACTTCTACAGATTTTTGAAAGTCTGCATATGGTAGAAATGTCTGCACTTTAGTCCTTTTTAAATTCGGTGAATGTTTTGTCGCCTACGCCAAAGTATTCTCTAGCAAGACCAGATGCTATTATAGCATCATTTAGGCACTCTCCGGCTTGATTCCATACTCTTGCTAGCACTCTTCCATACTTTTCATTCTTGTCAATAATAGTTTCTATCTTAACCTTATGGCTAGCGGCTGTTAACCATTGATCAGTAAATTCTTTTGCTGCTAAGCCCATTTTCTTTTCTTCGAGATTCGTAGTGCGACTCTCGGGAGTATTTACTCCATAAAGACGAACTCTACCCTTTTTCAGGGTGTCAAATCCTAAGTCAATAACAATATCAAATGTATCGCCATCAACAACTTTTTTTACTTCTGCGTTATATATCCATGGATTTAATTTATCTGACATTTTAATCTCTTTCTATTCCAATGTAGTCGCATGCTTTGCGAAATATTGCTTGACTTTCTTTGAATTTAGAATCCGCTTCTCCACCAACCGGTGAAGATTTGTGCCAGCTATGGCCAATGGAAACAGTTCCATCATACACCACATTATAGCCTAGATGTCTTGCAAAATATGAACACCACGTCTCTTCGTAATAGTGGGGAGTGGGGAGGAATGCGCCTGTTGCTCCAGGATACATCTCTTGATACTTAGGATGATTTGTTAATGTGTCCCAAACTTCTCTGCGGATAAAGTAGGCTGAGCCTGAGACCGTAACACATGGAACTCTATCTTTATAGAGCTGGTCGTCAAAATCACTTTGTCTCCAACCACGATGAGCTGGAGATGTATTAGTGCCAACAATTCCCGCATGCGTTATTAATCCATTTTCATCTCTTTGCTTAGGACCAAGAATATGAATATCTGGATTCTCATCAAAAATTTGTTGAGCTCTTACCATCGACGCACTAGTCATCCATACGTCTGCATTTAACAGTGCGATTATATCGGATGATCCTTCTCCAGCTAATTGATTGCAGGCTCCAGAGTATCCTATATTGTCATTATCATAGAATTTATTAATTCTATATCTTTGATAATTATATTTCAACCAATCAACACTATCATCTTGTGAGCCGTTATCTGCTATGTATAGATTCCAGACCTTATCAGTCTCATGCAAATCGCTATGAAGGCAATCTAAAAATCTATTCAGTAGTGATCTTGTATTGTAGTTAATTACGCAGAGGTCTATCAATTTATTTCTCCAAATTCAATTACCGCATCAAAAGCGGATGTAGGACTTAATCCGAATTCTACTAAGGATAGGAATTCTTGTTCTATATCAAACAATATATCAGAGTCATAAAACTCTTTTAATCTATTTTTATATTGATATACAGTTGGATCTTTTTTCTTGGGTTTTAAAGAATTCATAGATTTATTTCTAGCAATTGAAACACCCAAAATAAAAGAGCTAATCAAGAAAGTAATTTTACCATTCTTCATATTCATCATCTGATTCATCATAGTGATTTTCATTAGCTTGAAATCTTATGTGATCTGCTATTTCCCTAAATGAATCTGAATGTTCATCTTGATGTTCAGTTGCTAAATAATCATATGTTTCGGCTATGTGCATAGCTAATTCATGATTGATGACGATTGCAGTTTCGCCTACATTTAGTTTAACTGAGATTTTCTTCTTACTCATTTTCTTCCTTGTCATTACTTTCTTGCTCATTACTTACTTTGTATAAACAGATATTATCAGTGTCTGGTTCAAATGTTACGAAAAATATGTTCTTATCTTCTAATGACATCCCTTCGGGGGGAGGGCTATCAAGTGCTATTTTCTTAGATGAACATCCGTAAACTTGACTATGATTTTTATATACTACCATATAATTTAGTTTAGCCGCTGGCATTATTAACCTCGAATACATTGATTGAACATTCTGATAAAAATTTCTTTACATTATCCCAATCCTTATAGGATTCATCATATATGTAATAGACATTTTTTATTGTTGAATTAGCTATTAGCTTAGCGCAAGAAAAACATGGAGGACCATTTATATATATGTTTTCTGGTCTACTAGAATAATCCGAATGGAGAAGAGCATTAGCTTCAGCGTGAACTGCTATGCAGTTATCATAATTTGATCCACTAGGTGACTTCTCAGCTAATCTAGGGCATCCACCGTCTTCACAGTGCTGCTTTCCCTTAGGTCCACCGTTATATCCGACTCCGACTATGTGCCCCTGTGTATCTACTAGGACAGCTGAATATTTTCTTTTTCCACAAGTAGAAAAAATATTAGCCACGGAAATACACATCTGCATGTATTGGGTATCTTTTCTTGTAACTGTCATAGAACTAATATAGCTGCTATCGCTGAAGCTAGTATGGATATGGCAATTATTATTTTTCTATTCTTTGTATTAGTTGCAGATTGAGACATAGAATGCATCGTAAATGCCCAATTAATAAATACTACAAATAGAATTACTCTAATTGCATCTACTATCATGATACACCAGTCAACAAAGGTATCGATACAGGAAATTTATCAATAATTAAATCTTTGACAGCGCGGGCGTAGTCTTGGATCTCTTTCTGAGAGTCTTCTTCAAGGCGTTGATTAAGGAATAGGGCTACTGATTGTAGGCTGCATGACCATCTGTATATGACATACATGCCGTATGCCGGGAGAAACAATCTTGCCTGTTCAGCTGCCACACCATTTTGCATAGCCATGCTGTAAAGAGCTTCACCCTGCTGGATGTAATCTTCCAATTGCTGAGACAGCAATGTTCCAGTCCAGGGATCAAGAGGTCCTCCAGACCCCTGCTTCTTATTGTCTGGTGCCAGTCTCCACTCTTCTTTTAAGGGAATATAAAATTCAGGCTCAGAAGTTACATATCTTCTACTAGATTCATTCCAAGAATCCATAGTATGATCTGAACCAATTACATACTTCCAATGTTGGCGAGCAACCATCAATGGTGCCTTAAATTCAAATGTCATAAACGCATGTCTGAAAGGCGACATATGATTTTCTCTCGCTAAATAATCAATCAATCTTGCATCGGCCGCTGATAGTTCAGTTGATTCTTTTGCAAAAGATGCTCGTGCGGCGTTTGCCACACTAAGGTCTGATCCCATCATATCCACTAATCTTACATAACCTTTGTCTAAAACTTTTTTAATGGAAGGTTCATTAACTGAATCATATTCCATTTTCATCTCCTTCATCATCTATGTCTAAATCAGAGTAATATTCTATCATACATTCGTTAAAGTCTTCAGATATTTTATAGAGTGAAGACAATAAACTACTGTAAATGTTATCTCCATTAGTTATTAATTGTTCTTCTCCATCAACTGAATTTATTAAAACTTCAGATATATGACTCATAGCATCTGATAGCGATTGCTGGATTAAAAGGAGTTCCTTTAATCCAAGCTTTACATCTTTTTCAAAATGATCTGACATATCTTTTAATTCATCTGAACTAACAATTTCAGTAAATATTTTTTCAAAATCTTCATTGTCAAAGTCTTCTTTTTCAGGCATGGTATTTGTCACTTAATCGGACAAGCTCCGCCTTCACACTCAAGGTTATCTAATAAATCTATATTGCTTGAGTCGGCAAAATTGATTCCATCTTTAATTTTTGACTTTAGCTTATTATATGTATCCAATGTAATTTCTTCATATGGAGCCATAATAAAACCATGATCACTATGAAGAAGGAATGAAACTGACTTTACCTTATTTTTATAGTTCTTTTTCATCCACTCTTGAATTTCGGGAAGCTCTTCTTTACGATAATATACCGTAACACTTACATTATTGTCTGCCCAACTTGTTTGGGCACGAACTACCCATTCTAGTTGCTCTATAGCAGTCAGTTCCTTTGCCAGGGTAGCGTGTTCGGGCGTTTCGCATGGGAACTCCACTACACAAATTGTATGATTTTCCTTGCCATCTAGCCCAATATCGTATTGAACTTTATGACCTTTTTCTCTACAATAATTAACCAATGGATCATTGCTTCCCATGCGTACACGGCGAATATAATATTGCGCGTACGCAGGATGAATGCCGGGAGTAACTCCAGCTAGAAGACTTAATGTTCCACTAGGCTTAACCGTTGTTAATTTAATTGATTTATTAATTTTAATTTCATTTGACCACTTTTCGTCAACAGCTTTAAGATTTTTATAAGCGTCGTCAACCCAAGACAATTGTTCTTCCGTGGCTTGGAGCCAGCCAGTAATGCCTTGACCTAATCTTCTATTTCGCTCAATTACATCTCGGCTCTTTTTGTATGGGTAAGCCAATGTTGTAATAGCTTTTTGCGTCTTATAGAGAAGTGCACTAACATCAAATAGTTCTTCTTTAGAAGAAATATTAGGTAAGAAAATCTCAGCTAAGTTACAAGGCTCGCCGTCTTCTAGGCCAATTTCTCCACATGGATTAGTTCCAATAACTTTATTGTCATTGACCTTTTCGCCAAGTCTACCATTCTTGCGAATTAAATTACGGTTAATCAAACCATACGGCTCACCAGATCCATCATAACCCTTCCAGAATTCATCAATTATTTCGTCATATGAATCTGCGTAGATTGAGTTATTAGAGTTTGCACGCCAAGCTGGGATATCTCCCTTGCCCCAATTCTTAGCCTTTAAGAAGAGGAAGTCATCAGGATCTCCAATGGCGATTTGAGCAGAACGGCGAGCAGAGCCAGCTACTACTATTTTGCCTATTATGTTAGCGATATCTAGGGCATCGATGGAACGAATTTTCTTTCCAACTCTAGCATTAAGAATGTCGCATATATTTAGAATTCCCTCAATCAGAACTTCAGGGCCTGATGCTGTTCCCCCAAATGTCTTGAGAGTTGCGCCATATCCACGAACTAGAATAGTGCTATAAGTAAAAGATTCTCCAGTTTCAAAGTAACTCTTAAGAACTTTACCAAGCAGAGCTGACCAACCATTGCGTGAATCACCTACAATAAAGTCAGCATCGTTAGTTTTTTCATGGCGAACATATCCCACATTTTGTACTTTAGGGAAATCGTGGACGCTAGCTCTTTCGACTGTAAAACCGACTCCACCGCCAACCATTAAATGATCCATTAGGAATTGAAAATCTTCAACCTTTGAGATTGTTGTCATCCAACAGTTCACTAAAGAAACACCACTCATTTTTTCCACCAAGGGTGTCCCTAATTGCCACAAGCAGCGCCCAGCAAAAATGCCCTTAAGGTTAAAGATGTAATCAAATAATCTTTCGGCTTCTTCTTTCGTGTAATTCGCCCCAATTGCTTGTGCACCGTTAATACAGCGTTCGATTGTTTCATGCCAGTATTCTTTGCGACCAAGGGATTCAATATCTCTTGAATAAGTTCTGCGATAGACTATTTCCCCTAAACCATTAAAGCCCCAAGGTGCTTTTTTATCTGCGTATGAATTAACGAATTCTTTTGAAAGAATAATATTTTCCATTTGTTATGCTCCTATTTTATTTTCTATTTTTCTTATGTATTTAGGGTTTATTTTAGCTATCTCTGTTGATTTTATCTTGCATATTTGATCTAATGTATACACTTTGTGTATTTGCTTTTCAAAAAAGTATCCACTTCGCCAATTGAATACTTTATTTACAAATACTTTATGATTTACAAACATATTACATATTACTGCTCCACCATAGGCTTTGACAATATTCTTAAATTTATTTTCAATATCCTCACGATTACTATCGTTTATGCAGTCGTGACTTACTGCTGACTCATATAGCCAGTTATAAGCCTGCCTAGTCATTGGTGCTATATCAATTGGCTCTACAATACCAAGGGTTATTATTTTATTTCTATTCTTAGATATTTCGAGATCTTCTTTTAGAACATCTATAAATATCTTAAACCAATCATCTCTGTAGAACTGTTTCCACGCAGTACACCAAAATAATAGATTACTAGGCGGGTCTGGTATGGGCGTATTTTCCACTAGAGGAAGTATAGTAGCGCAAGCTACTGCTCGTTTAATGTGGTCTTTTGCTTCAGTTTCGTTACTAAATTTGTTCATTGAGTTTTTCCACAGAGCAGCTATGTGTTCTGACCAATTTATATCTGCTATGTACAGTTTCAAGTACTTTTCTGCAACAGAAAGTGGAAGGCTATTGCTACTAATGGCTTCTTCTATTTCTTTCATTGACATTTAGAATCCTTCATAAAATCGGATAAACACACTAAAAGGTATAAAAGGCTGGCATGAATAAGACAACCCCGCCATTAAGGCGGGGCTGCTTATAGTATTTACTTCCTGCATACACATCATTATAGCATGTGTTACTGGAGACTTGTATGAGATTACGGATTATTTGATTGTTGCTGCACTTTCGGGATCGCCAACTTTTGTTGCAACGAGACCTTTAACGACACTTATTGCAGCTGCAACTGCGGCTGTAGCTGCTGCCTTAATTTCATCAACGCCACCTACCGTGTATACAGCGATAAAAGCTTGCGCTGCTGTCCAAATAGCTCTTTCTAAAATATCTTTTTGTAATTTATTCATAGTACCTACCTTCGGAAAAATTCTTTCTAATTAGCTTCTCTATAAGAAGATGAAAAGTTAAACCTAACCACACTCCTGTGAATATACTTCCTGTTAATTTATTCTCTGTATGTCTCCAAAAAGCTCTAGTTAATGTTTCGATCTTTTTGGACTTTATAGCATATATATCATACGCTATAATACCAAAGGCTAAACCGCCCCAAGCTATAACCCCACTTTTTTTATCATCTTTCTCTAAGATGAGCGGGGTGCCAAACACTTTAGAGGGCTTTCGCAGAAGCGACTCCGTTGAATTCCTTAACCTTTTCACGACCATAATCTCCAGTAGTATTTGCTTGACCGTAACCACTAGTAAACACCACGGTACTAGGAACACCCTTGAATTCATTTGGTTGGAAGAACCCGAAAGATGAGGGGGCTCCCTGTGCTTCCGTGCGCTGAGCGTGTCCAGTGTTGGCAAAAACATTAGCGGAAGGCACACCGTCGAATATGTAGTTATCATATAAGGCGTAGTCGTTACTTCTATTCTGTGCATGGCCAAACGTTGAAGGGAATGCAGATGCTCCAGCTAAGCCTTTGAATTCCTGTGGCTTAAATCTTGCACCAACATATCCGGCACCATCTTGGAAAGTTCCAGATAGTGGATGAATATACAGAGTGGTACCATTTAATAATTGTGACAAGAATCTGTTGCCAGGGAACTGACCAGTGCCTGGATCAAAATGATTGTCAGGAGCGCCATCTAAAACATGGCTTGTGCTATATAGCGGATAGAAAGAGTAAGTGCCCGTGCCCTTAGCTTTTCCTGTCATTGATGTATATGGATTGACCATTCCAGCAGTGGTTCTACCCTTTAAAACTGGTCTAGGTCCTACGTAAAACGTTGCCATTTATTTTCTCCTTATAAAAAGATACGTGTCTTTATAGTACACCTGAAATGTTTTTTTCAAACCTTAGTTGTATTGAATAATTAAATCAGACAAAACTGGGGCAGTTGTGTCGTTTGCCATATTGAGGGTAACTTCAATCCATACATGGTTATTGGCTCCTGGATTGTCCTCACTATAGGTTCCGCCATCCTCATATATGATCCTATAGTCAAAAACATTACTAATTTGACTTAATGGAACATTATATATTTTTGGAGTAACGCTAGTTACTTCATTTATGACATCACCAGATATTGGGGTATATTTTATTATAGTTCTTCCAGTGGGTAGGAAT